TTCTTTAAGCAAGGACCTTTATCTTCTTCTTGAGACGCTGCCCCAATAACAAATGCAACAGTTAGTACAGCCATCACTGCAGCACCAATGATGTATAGCAATCCTTCTTGATCTAAAGCTCTACCAACAAAAAAGAACAACAATACAATCCATCCGCAAAGAAGTGTGGCTTGAAAAATATAAGTTGTCATACTGCTATCTCATTTCCGTACTCGTCCTCTGGTATGTAGTTACCAGTATACCCGTGCCTTGCATCGTGCTGGAACATTGCTCCGTAAGCATTCTTATCTGATATCTGACAGGAACCATAGTTCACTAGCAGTATCGCATAGTCCTTGGCATCTGCTGCGTGTGGACCAAACCGATTCTTTACTGGTGCTACCTTCAACTCAGCAGTGTTTGGGTTATAGCCCAGTGTAAGGATGAGTGCAGGTAGCTGGCTTACCTTGCCGTGGATAGCACGACGTGCTGGTGGTTCTGTTGGACTGCCGTACTCTGATTGCTCAGAGACGTGGTGCAGTACCAGTACACAGGCTTCAGTCTTACGTGCCATATCGTGAAGCTCCATCATAATTGCACGAAGCCCAGCCCATTCGTTGTCTGTCTCAGCAGCTACATTCATAAGGTTATCTATGATGATCAACTCAGGGGCTAGCCCGTACAACTCTACGTATGCCTTTATCTCTAACTCGATATCATCGAGTGACGGATTAGAGTCAAAGACCCACTTGATATGTTTTAGTTTCTCAAATGAAGTATCGTAGTGATTGTTATTAGCAGATAGATTCTGCTCCACGTTTACTTGATTGTGACCTGATACGTGCGCTGCTGCTCTCATCATTACAGTTGTAGTATCTGTATCAGCTGAGAAGAACAGCGTTGGTACCTTGGCCTTGACTGCATAAATCAATGCGAACATAGACTTACCAGCATTCGGTGCAGCAGCCACCATACAGACCTGTCCCCTGCGGAACTTAATCTGCTTATCTGCGAGTGCTGTCCATACATCAGGAAGAGGCGTTGCTTTAGTGAGGACTGTGCCCCACGCACGCTGTAAGTCAAGCAACGTCTTCCTCCCTCAGTACAATGTTTAGCGCCTTACGTAATGGTCTGCGATCTCTTTCAGTTAGACCGCCCCATATACCGAAGACTTCATTCTTAATTCCCCACTCTGCACATTCAGCTTTGTGTGGACAGGTACGACAAATAGACTTTGCCATCACCATCTCTACGGTGTTCATCAGACCATCGGCTTTTTCCGGAAACCAAAAGTCACCACCTATCTGAGCGCAAGAAGGGTTCTCATAGAACCTTGGCTCGCGCATACATTAACGAACCCAGATAGTCTCGCACTTATCTACTGCACCCTTAGGTGCCGCACACATATAACCCTGCCAAGGTCCACGTGCTGATGTGCCTGTCTTAAAGGCCATCACTCCGTGACGACACTGCTTAGTACCAGGCTGTGCTGCTGGGTTAGCGCGGTCATCCAAAGGATTGACTGGTGTTGCATTGAATGCTGCTTGGATATTAGTTACTGCTGCAGCAGTGGCGTTGCCACCTGATAGTTCAGATGATGTTGACTTAATCAACGCAGCTACCATCGATAGGTCTGTTAGACCTGTCTCAAGATCCTTGACATCTGCAGCATAAAGATTGATGAGTGTTCCGTCAGCTAACTTGTAGTTGATTTGGAACTTGGTGTTTTCGTTTGCAGCCATTTACTTTCCTCCGATAGGTTTGATATTTAGTCTTACTGATTCGTTGCCAACAACCTTTGGTACGAACCCTAGAAGTTTCTCAACTTCCTTTGCGTCAACGGACTCACGCCCTTTAACTGTTGTCCAACTGATTTCGATACCACTCGCAGTAGTACCAGTAGCACCTTCTAGCGAAGCCTTTAAGGAATCCCGTTCCTTCTCCAGCTCCTTTATCTTGCTGTCTAACTGTAGGTAGTGCAGTGCGTGCTTGTCAATTTCTGCGTCCTCAATCACGACTTCACTAAGGACGATACGTTCTTTCTTTAGACCACCGCAACCCATCTGCTCTGTTGCATCGTAGTACTGGCAGTAGTCCTTACAGAAACTGGCATCCTTCTCAGGTGCCGGTAACTCCTTAGATGCCTTGACGTTCTCTAGCCACGCAAGAGCAGCCAGTGCCATCACTTCATCGTAAGGTTCTGTATGTACCTTGACGTCCTTCTCGTTACCATCACGCGCTATTGCTACCAGGTTGACAGTCTTAACTTCATAGCCATTCTTAGATAGCAAGTAGCCATAGATCTGTACCTGCCAACGCTGTTGGTTGGACGGGAAGTAACTCATATTCTTTACCTTGCTGGTCTTCCAGTCAATGACTGCTCCAGTACTAGGTACGAATAAGTCCACGTGTGCTTTCATATCACCAAAGGCAACTTCAGTTTCCACCAAGTATTCTTTACCTTCAGGGTCTATAGCACCGATAGCATCTTCAATAGCTGCGTGAATAGCAGTACCCATAATGGCAGCCAACTTAGATTGGTTCTCATTGGTATGAGGCTGTGCGTTCAGTCTGTACCAGACCTTACGACGACAGCCACCAATCTCTGATGGGCCTACCTCTGTCTGCAAACTTCTGTCACGACTTGCATCTTGTGCGTGCAGTACGTGCAGCAGTAATTCCTTTGGATCTTCTATCGCCATCTGCGGTCATCCCTCCATTGAAGCCAAGCATCAAAGCCGTATGCTGACACAAACCCAATCAGGAATGCAATACCGCAGTAAGCAATCAACTCTTTCATTTGTAAACCCTTTCCTGTACTACTACTTGAATCGGTGGTGATGTGTTGATATCTAAGATAGATGCAATCTGCACTGCCTTCTCAGCTACCACACTTGCTGTGAGGACCTTATTGTAATTCTTAGGTGGCAAGGAATACAAGTACCCAAGAGCATAATTTCCACCTGAGCCTGCCGCGAATACCCCACGCTCAGATGTGTTAAAGGACAGGTCACCACCAATAGAGAACAGGTTGCCATTGAAAGCGATAAGGAACGAGAAGTTCATCTCCTTGTTGTCGACCTCGTAGTTACCTTCTTTGAATGCAGCTGAGATACTAGGCAGTACCTTCGCACCCATAAACTTCGTTGGGTTCTCACCGCGATAAAGCGGTGGCTTCCACGCATAGGCGAGGATATCTCCTGGTCGTGAGTCCCCAGTAAGACCGAGTAGGTACTTACTAGTGTTGACTATCTTCGGAGTCTCGATAGATATGATGCGTTGATCCCCGTCAGTTATCTGAGAATCTGCCGCCATTAGAATGAAGTCGTGACCTTGGATACCTACGAGCGTTGTGATTGGAGTGCCTCCCACTTTGCAAGATACTGGACAGTATCGAGTAATATCTTTTTATCTTCTTTAGCGTGACCTATAAGCATATTGCAATGATGACAAAGCAAACTCCTTATTTGCCCTGTCGTATGGTTATGATCTACATAAAAATTAGACCCGTTACCAGACGGAGTATCTATCTCACAGATAGCGCACTTGTAGTTCTGCTCTTCAAGTTTTGAATAAAATTCTTCTAATGTAATTCCATACAAGGATTTAAGATGTTCTGCTTTTTTACGTAACGGATTATACCTAGACCTTTGATACTTTAGGTTGCACGAAATACATACAGGTCTGCGAAGAGGACCGGACTTGCTTACCAGATAGAAGTCATCTACTGGTAGCTCGCGTTTACAGTCCCTGCAAGTCTTTGTCATACTAGGCATCCTATCACGGCGTGTCGTAAGACACATACTAGTTACAGGTGTGTGTATAATTGCGAGCGTGAGCGAGCAGAAAAAGACAGGGCGCCCTTCAGGGGCGCCAGTGGTAGGTAACCGACAGGTTACCTTGTCCCTCCGTCTACCAACCCTGCCAAGAATGCGGCACAGGAACCCTCTACGAGGGTTACCACAGGTCACAGGAGCCGATTTGCGGGACTTAGGACCCATCCACGTCTGTACGTGTGGGTCACAGGTCTTCAACGCCTTGGTGTCCTTTGATGACTACGAACTAGTCTGGTATTTCCTGGACGGAACCTGCGTAAATTGTGGCAATCTAGTAAAGCTACCTTGCCCTCCAGATCGTGATGAAGCACAGACTTTCGGAAGTTAATGAAACCCTACGGACGGGTGTATGTTCAATCTGTGGACCTACAAAAGTCAAGATACGAGACGGCAGAATCAAGTCCGTTACCAGTAAGTACAGATGCTACGCAGTCTACAGGCGTACTGTTATCAAGAGTAGATACCCATACGCAGTCCACAAGAAGGACTACTGCGAGCACTGCGACTTCAAGCCAGTACACATCAGTCAGCTCGACGTTGACCACATCGACGGAGACAGGTTCAATAACGACCCGTCTAACCTACAGACGCTATGTGCAAACTGCCACCGCCTCAAGACCCACCTACACGGTGACAGTAACTCCGGCATACAATGACGAAAAAGCCCCCACTCCCAGTTAAGGGAGCAGGGGCTATAGCCTCGCAGTCAATAATTACTTCTTTGGTGTGGCGTATCCAAAAATACCTGAGAGTACTGCCCAAAGAATTGCGCGGTAGTCAAGGTCAAAATTGCTTGAGGCCCAAGCAGCAAGGAATGCACCAGCTGCGAGAACGATTGGGTTCTTCATATATGTCTTCATTTAACTTCCTTCTTCTTAGGTAAAGGTTTAGGAAACTTAGCCTTTACTTTGTTTATCTTCTTCACTTCACCAAGCCAAGGAAACCAAGGCGAGGTGTCGTACCCACACTTCTCCTTGATGGAGATGTGAAGATGCTTTGTGTGTTTGTTGCTACCGGTGTAGTCACGGTTGCCCTTTTCAGGTGACCATATCTTGCCGTTGAATATTAGATACTTCACGCGCTTGTCCTGCTGTAGCCTGATGAAAGCAAAGGAACAATCAATCCCATTTACTGGGTCGTGAGTAATGTCTACCGCAAAGCCTGAGTTGTGGTCAGAGTTTGGGTTCTTCTTGATGTGATCCTTAGATGGTAGTAACCCATCGCTTGCCTTCTTGCGCTTTGGGCGCAAGGCTGTTGCCTGACGTAGAGCTGCAATAGCAGCAGGTGCTGCACGCTTTGCTAATGGAATCACTTACCACCTCGTTGAATCATAATCTGGTAGAGAATCTCAACCTTCTCCTCTAGCCTTGTGACGGAGTCCTTGAGACTTGAGCCTGAGTTGGGCTTGAGTTCATTCAAGTAATGCTTAACCAACCAGCGTACTGCGGTGGCAAAGCCACCGATGATTGTCACTACTGCAACTGCTACTGTTGCGTAATCTTGTGCTTGCATCAGGCCGTCCTAATTGTGACTAGAAGCATTCCGCCGTAGCCGGAGTAGCGCTTATCGGTAGGTGTCTTGTTGATGAAGTCCATCTCTTCGATGAGTCCAAGGTATGACTCACCAGTACGGAAGTCCTCCACACGGATAAGGTCACCTAGGTTCTCAATGCTCTGCATATTCAATAGGCGGTCATAGGCGTAGCCTTCATAACCTGTTGGGTTATTGAACTTATCCATCTCGCTGTCGTAGAGTTCTACTGGGTACTGAATCAAACGCTGACGTGGAATAGATGGCAGTACTCGTACCTGGTATCCAGTAAAGAGTGGACCCTTGGTGTTGTCTGTTGTAGACCTGTCCATTACAAACTTAAAGCCAAGGTACTGCTGAGGCGTTGGTGGGTATGGAATACCAATCTGCGTAATGTCTGCACCCTGTGAGAATGAACCGATTGAGTACTCGTTGTTGTACTGGTCTACTGAGTAGATAGCCAGAGCACCGTTGACTGATTCATAACGTGGCTGTAAGAACTTAAAGATTTTATTCTCAAGTGTGTTGTATCGGATGTATCCCACACGCAAGATAGCTTGCTCAATCAGGCGGGTAGCAGACTCAAGGTAGATGTTGCCATCAGTTGTACCGTTGTTTGCTGTACAAAATACTAGGCGATTGAGGTTACCTAAGAATGAACAGGATGTTGTAGTAAAGCCTGTCTTGCTTGGGTCATACAGATCCCACGCATAGGCAAAGACTAGGTTAGTTCCTACCTGCTGGCCAAGGTCTACGCGAGTAACACCAGGGTTGCCGTCTACGTTGGTGCTGCACCAGAGATACTTGTCGTATCCTGCTACGTCATACACAGGTTGTTCTGTTTCAAAGATGAGTGGACCGTAGGCAATAGAGCCATCTTGGTCTGATACTGCAGCAACGCGAAGACCTAGGCTGGTACCGATAGCCATATAGCCAAGGTAGTAATAGATGCGGAATGCAATCTCACCTACTGGTAGTTCAGCTGCAGTGATAGCACTGGTCAGCGTAGGCATAGCACCTGCTGTAGTCAGCGTAAACTTCTGGATGGTTGACTGGATACCTGTATATCCTGCAAGGTAGATAGCAGCACCGCTTGATGTGATACTGGTATAGACAAAGTTATCTGTTGGGTGGGTGTATACCGCAGTAGGTAGTGATGTAGCAGTTGTAGCAAACTCATAGACTTTATTGTTTGCAGCAAGGACCAAGCGTTCCTTGGTAAACTCAATGACTGCGTTGGTTACTACGATACCTGTGGCATCAAACATCAAGGTTGGTGATACGGAAGCATCATCCTTAAGGTTCTTCTTGTAGACGTGAATCTTGTTAGCGCCACCTGAAGTCTTGTTAGTTACCCAGTATGCAAACTGTCCATCATCGCAGATGGCAAATACAGGATCATCAGTACCAACGTTGTAATCGATAAAGTGGATTAGGTGTCCACCCTCATCAATCTTATCTACGTCGTACTTGTCCCAGAGTAAAACAGAGTTCTGTGTGACTAGGCCAGTCGATGCTACAGATGTAACGTTAGCGTGTGTCTTGGCGTATGAGATAGTAGTTGCTGCTACTGCAGTCAGCACATAGGTGCCATTGAATGTAGCGTCGATGTTATCGACTACCACAGTAGAACCAACAGTCAGCTTGTGGCTACCGATAGTAAGCGTTGCTACGTTAGATGTCAGAGCCTTGTTAGTTACAGTCCAGCTTGGTCTAATAGAACGCAAGATTTGGAACGGACGCTTGTTAGGCTGTAGGTCACCGGATGTCAGGTGTGTGGTATCAGTATCCTTAAGTAAAGTAATCTGGCCCTTAGTCCAGATGTCACAGCCCTTGCTGAAGGTGTACTGGAAACGCAGTGACTCATCCTGCTGTGGCTCAAAGAACTTAATGCCTTGACCAAGGTGGAAGGTTGACTGTGAACGTAGCCACCAACCAGTGAGCGTCTGCTCACCTGGCTCACGTGACATATCTACCTGCTGCTTACGATACTGAGCAGTTACTCTGCGGTACGGGTTCTCATCGCCTGTAGTTAAGAAGAACGGTATGCCACCAAAGGCTACGTCGTAAGCAATACCAGTTGCTGCATAGGACTGTGATCCTGTTGGGTTTGATAACGGATAAGGTATTGCGTCCGTGATGTCATCGCCATATGGCATTGCTTCTCCTTAAATTGTTTTGGGTACGACAAAGCACCGCCTGTTAAGCGGTGCGGTACTACTATGAATTACTTAGAAAGCGCTGCAATCTCTTCGGCTGTAAGGCCGAGAGCTGCCAACTTAGCCTGAGCAGATGCCTTGGCTTCAGCCTCAGCCGCTGCCTTTGCATCTTCTTCAGCCTTGCGTGCTTCTACTGCTACGCGGTCTGCTTCAATCTGTGCAATCTCTGCGTCTGTTAACTCAATGATAGATTGAATTCCAGTTGAGCAATCAACTTCAATGCGGGTAGGACGTGACATTATTTCTCCTTAGTTGTTATGAACTTACGATTCCATATAGGTAGGCGGTTGAGTATTGAACAAGATTGTAGCCAGCGTTACTTAAAGAAAGGCTAGTAATTGCTGCAGTGTTTGACCACAATCCAGCAGTTAATAATTGTTGTGCTGTTGAAGAATTTTGTTCCATAACTGCATCACCACTTGTTGATTTATTGGTGCTACCTGTATAGTTTGGGATATAAAATTCAGCACTATTGAACGTATTTGCTGTTGCAGTATTACCATCAGCAACATCAAAAATATCTGTATTTGAATATGAAGAAGCAGATGAACCATCTCCATATAAACGAATCATAGTGTATGAACTTGTGTTACCGTTAAGCCTTAGTACTGTATTTGCAAAAGGAGATGCGTTATTAAATCTTACTGAATACTTTACACACAAGTCAGTATAAGTTTGAGGGATAGAACTAAAAGTAATATCTGTTGCCCCACCAGATCCTACGGTTGATGAGGCTATGAGGGTAAATGTATTTGGCATAGTTGCTCCTTAAGCAGCGGCAATTCCGTATAGGGTAAAAGTGGTACCAGTTGTAAATCCTGACGCATTGTTAAATCCCATAAACTTGATTGAACTGATAGCAGAAGTAGAACGATAAAGCCCGACTATTGCATTAACGCCAGTAGCCGCTGCCGAAGTTCTGCCAAGTATTGTTTTGTTTGTAGTAGTGTTGGAGTAGTTTTGGAAATGTAAAGTAGATACCCATTGGCTACCGCTGTTAATCTGTGCGCCAATAGAAGCCACAGTTACTTGAGCATTATTGGACGAACGAAAAGAACTGGCAGTAGATCCGTCACCAAAGATTTCAGTACAAGAATAGTTTGTCCCAGTATCGCCATTAACCTGAAAAGCAAGAGATACGTTGCTCGAAACCTGTCCTGCCACTACAAGAATTAAATCTGTGTAAGTGCTAGGGATCGAGGTAAACGTGTAATTTGCTTGATTGCTTCCCAGCGTGGTAGTAGCAATCGTGCTATATGTTGAACCTGCTGGCATTAGATTGCCGCCTTTCTAAAGTTAGTCATTGGTTAACCTCGGATCCCGTATAGGGCGAACTGAGTAAATTGTGGAAAAGCAGTTCCACCACCTGGAGTAAATGTTATGTTTGAGATAGCGGCAATAGTTGATGGAAACCAAAGACCAGATGCAAGATAAATATTGTCTGTATTTGCGGTTCCGTTTACGTCATATCCAGAAAGATATCTTACAGTTTTATGTTTATTTGTACTTGTATAATCTAAAATGTCCAGAACTAATGCACCAAATATATCTGTATTACTTGCATTTGGATAACGCGATGTTTCTATTCTTGTTCCAACGCCGTCAGCGCCAGAAGTTGCTACGCCACTACCACTACCTGCAAGTCTATGCTGTGTATAATAATTACTTCCAGTGTCTGAGTTAAATTGAAGATTTACCCAATCTCCAGAAGTACCAACTCGGTTGGTTTTAACTAATCCACGAATTTGAAGATTCTTAAAGGTGCTAGGGATTGAAGTAAATGAAATTGAACTTTGTCCACCTGCACCGACTGTGACTGTTTGAATAGACTCGTAAGAGTTTGGAGGAGTTCTTCCATAATTCTGACTAGCAATAATACCTAGGATTGGACTCAAGATAGGTCCCCCACAATCAAGAACGTATTGCTTGCTGTGCAGATTACAGTTCCTGCAGAGTAACGCGCTCTCAAGATTGGAGCAGCGGCAGTAGCACCAGTCGACGTGATAGTCACACCAGCACCTGCTGCAAAAGATGTAAGCCCTACACCGATTGACGCTACGTTAATCTGTTGACCTGTAGTAAATACTGAAGGCGGGACAGTTACTGTCACCGCAGAAGCGTTAGAAGTTGTGACCAACTTGTTCTCAGCATCTGCTGCTACCAACGTATACGTGGTACCAGTCTGTGCGTTGAAGTTAAGTTGTGCGCTAGCAGACGTTGTACCGCCTACGATTGACACTGACATTTAGTTAGCCTCGCTTCCGAATGCGCTAAAGGATGATGTTCCAGTAGTTGAGTAGATAGTAATAACGTCTGTGTTAGCCAAGGTAATTCCACCTGTGTAGGTAAAGATTGATCCTGAAGGAACCTGTACCGCATAGACCAAGTAGTGTTCGTTAGCCAGCGTTGCACCAGCAGGGCGTACTGCGATACGAATAGTATCGGCTGCGCCTCCTGTGTTAGCCACGTTAAGGCTAGATACAATCACAGCATTTGTTGCTGTGTACAGCGTAGTTGCTGTAGTAGCGCTAGGCGCTGACTGCGCTAAGACTTTATATGTTGGCATTAGGATAGGTCCCCGATCACTGTGAAGTTGTTACTTGATGTACAGATAATTGTGGCTGCTGAATACTGGGCACGTAGCTTAGGCGCAGTAGATGTAGCACCTGTTGAGGTAAGCACTGTAGTTCCATCTGATGCTACTGTGACCTGTCCTGCGCCACGTTGCTGAATGTTAATCTGCTGGCCTGTGGTAAAGACACCGTTAGGTACAGTCAAAGTAATAGCGCTTGCGTTAGTTAAGGTAACTAACTTATTAACGTCTGACGCTAGTAAAGTATAGGTCGTACCAGTCTGCGCGTTGAAAGTAATATCTAGCGTTGGTACTGCTGCAGCCCAAGAAGCAGTGCTTCCATCTGTGCTCAGATACTTGCCAGCGTTACCTGTCTGTGATGGTAGCGACGATGGTGTAGCCCACTTAATACCTCTACCCTCTGTAGAGTCTGCAGTGAGCACCTGCCCATTAGAGCCTACTGAAAGAGTAGATGCAGTTCCTGCAGCGGTTGCTGTAATCAGCGCACCCTTAGCGGTTAACTGCGCTGGTTGCAGGGCTGTATTGAAATAGTCAAGGTCATCGGATGTAAGTACGTGGCGTACTGTCGCACCTGATGCGTGTGTAATCTGTGATGTACCTGCTCGACCACGAACGATTGTGAATGTATCACCAGAGTTAGCGGTGATAAACACAATCTCTTCGTTGACAGTGTCAGGGTCGATAGCAACTGTGAACTGATCTACGTTACCAGCGGCAAGCACTACACCACCAAGGAGTGCAGAACCAGTACCAGTAGCCACAGCCATTGAGGTCTGCGAGCTGGTGATACTTGCAGAGAGGATTGTCTCAACTGAGACGGAGCTATACAGACGGGTCATAGGTTTTCCTTATTGGGTGTAGTGGAGAAGGATTGGGAATCGGTCTTGAAGTTTGGTTGACTCTTCTTGTAAGCGCTGTTGGTACAGCGCAAAGATGTACTTGGATGCAGAAGCACCAGCAGTTGATGGCAGTTTGGTATCTGCTAAATCTGCTACGGCGCTGGATAGGTTAATACGACCGGTATCAATGTAAGAGAGGAGTCTGTATGCAGCTCCAAGAGTAACGACATCTCTTGACGATTCTGGTAGGCCTGTAACAGCAGCAAAGTCATCATTGTCGTTAGTGAGATTACTTGGGATAGTGGAATAGTAGACTTGGACCGTACGACCAGGGACAATCTTTTCATAGAGATTCACCGTCTTCGTAGTGTTGAATGCTGTTACGTTTGCCATACGGTCGATACGCCAACGGTTAATAGGTAGCCACTCTCTTGATGGACCAGGTGTTTGCCACGATGCGTAGAGCACATCACGTGCATCATCTGGTAGTGGGTATGCAATCTGTGCTGCGTTGTAGGTAAAGGTAGTTGATGAGACTTGGAACAACTTCGGGTACAGGGAGTTGATGCTGTCGTTGATAGCCTGCTGAATCATTGTGATTGGGAATGTAGGTGTAAGGATTACCTGTGCATTCTGTGCGTGCGGGCTTGGTGTTGTACCCATATAGCCACGACCAAAGCCTGGCGCTACGTTAAGTGTGAGGTTCTGTCGGTCGAATGAGTTGACCCAGATGAGTTCGTTATCAATCTGCACGATACCTTTAGCAAGGTTATCTGCCGAACCAATCTTGATGTTCAAGTCGGTAGCTGAGATACCACCTGCTGTTGCCACCCACGTAATGCGGTCTTGGCGCAGGGAATAGCCCTGTAGGTTACTCTGTACCTCTGACGTCATCTGATTGAACGTTGGCATCGCTTACCTTACTTTCGTAGAATCTAACATTGCTTTGTAATCTTTCATTATCAGGCGCTAGTGCTAACGCCCGACGTCCGTGCTTTAGTGCTGTTTCATAATCTCCTAGTTGCCACGCACTTACTGCAACTAAGTCTTCTGCCATATGGCCCCACGCCCACGCTTCGACAAGGAACTCCATTGGCTTCTTATCGAAGGTCAGTGCAGTCTTTGCTACTAGGTGGCACTCGTCCCACTCTTTACGCAAGTAGTAATAGTTAGCCAGCGCTAAGAAGGACTCACGACTTTCCCATTCTTCGGTGGCTTTCATAAACCATTCTTCTGCGTTACTAGGATCGACGATACCTAGTATGCGACAAGCTGAACTACGCTCTTGCTTGAATATAGAAATCTCCAGATACTTCTTGAGTATCTCTGTGCTGCGCTCATA